CTTGACAGGCTTAGCAGCGATCAACAGACCACGTTCGTCAGTCCATGCAGCGATTTGAATAACGGCGGCTTCCAAGGAAGTCTCGTTCAAGTCGGCTGGAGTTGATGGAATGTTGCTGTTTGTGCCGCCACCAACCAAGGGGTGAGCATTGCTGAAGAGAGGAACACCGTCACCGCCAGTATAACCAGCAGCAAAACCGTTGTTCAACACAGCAGCAGCTTTAACCTGCTTGGTGTATGCCATTGCGCGGGCGAGAGCCTTTGTATAACGAGCCGACAAGGAGTCGTACAGGTTATCTTCGATTGCCTCTTCCGTCAGGGAAAACCCTAATGCAATGGTTTCGTGGGTGTATCGAGCTGTCCAAGCTTCCTGAGCATTGTCGTATGCCATTGCAGAACCTTCGTTCTTAACAGGGGCAGCGGAGAAGCCGGAAAGCTTTGTCTCTTCTTCAAACGAACGCTCGGAGGTCTCTGTTTCGTAGATCTCTTTGTGCTGTTCGCCGTAAGTTGAGTACTCCAAGCCGAACAAAGCGTTCAAGCCGGGGAGCAGTTCTTTAAGTAGTTGTGCGCGTGAAATAGCCATTTATATGCTCCTTAAACGCCGACGGCGGTATCGTATGCATGCATACCGAAGTTGATCTTAACGATAACCTCAGGATACAGCGTGTTGCCGCTAGAAACGTAAGCGGTGTCGGGCACGACGTCAACGATGCGAATCGGCAGAGTATCTGTCGTAGCAGTCGAATCAAGAAGTGCAACTTGTGAGTTACCAGCAGCAGTGATACCGGTGTTGTTCACGATGGTGGCGTTATTGCCAACCGAAGTAAATTGAACGCCAGTCACAACTGTTGTGCCAGAAACCACAGCGACTTGGAACAGAGCATCTGGATCATCGCAGACATAAGCTGTAATGAAGCCGGAAGTCACTGTTGTGCCGCCGATAAAGTTCTGCTGGAATTGCAGTTGACCTGTGCTTGGGTTAATGAACTCACAACCGAGGAACACGCCAGCGAAGCCGCCAGTGGGTTTAGCAGTTGTTGCGGCAGAGCGAGCAACGGTACCGTCATTGACTTTAACGAGCAAGTCGCCAAAACCAATTGAAGTGCCGTATGCGCTTGCAATGCGCATCTTACGGGTAGAACCAGCGAACACTTGGCCACCAATCAAATTGATCGGGATTAGGCCATAGGGAACGCTTACAGTAGGATAAGCCATTGTAAACTCCTAAGATTAATTACCTTTTCCGAAAGTAACCTTTGTCTTTCGCTCATTAAAGAGCGGCATACGTGGGTCGTTTTCGCGCATGAAACTATGATCCACCGAACGCATTTGAGATTCCGTCTGATCCTGATAGTATTCAGAACGATCCTCAACCATTTCGGCAGGGGCTTTACAAAGCATCAGTCCACCAATCACGATATTGTCTTTGAAACGGTCGTTTTCTACCGTTAGCAATTGAATTTCGGGATGGTCACTCGCCTTGCAAGGTTCCCAACCTTCACGAAGCTTAGAGGAGAAGTTCATGGTATCTGCTTCACCACGAGTTGAAATACGTACCCAGTGGAATTCCCAGCCGTCTTGTGGAATTGGGCTAGGCAATGTTTCAGGCCGAGTCCAAGCACGTTTACGAGCCGTTTTTTCACGGGTTTGCAGTTCACGATTCAAGCGATTTTCAGCCATGATTATTTCCTCATCTCTTCAGCAACCTTTTGGGCGTATAGTTCAAGTGGTACTCCAAGCCGTTTCGCAATGGCGACCTGCGTTTGCGTCAACACGATCTTTTTAGGCGCAGTGCTGCGTGTTGCAGGGGCTACTACATTTGCCTTTTTGCGAGGCTTTTCTTCCACTTGTTCGGGTTCGTCAAAGGAAAATTCCTCTGGGAACACTTGTCGCATACGGGAATTAATCTTCTCGTAGTACTCGTCACTTCTAGGGTCTACACCCTGTTTTACTAACTTTTGATGCAACCCCAACGCGAAACTTGTCATTTCGTCATCAGATCCGAACCATGAGTTTTGTTGCTGCCATCTCACAGCCTTATCGTCAGCCGAAACTGTCGGGGTGATTTGTTGCTGTTGTACTACTTTTTCAGGCTCTTGTACAGGCAAACGGAAATTATTTAGCCGGTCAGCTTTAATCTTAACCGCTGTTAATTCCTCTTGTGCCGCCAAGACTGCATCAGAATCACCAGACTCGTAAGCCTGCTTATACTTGAACTTTGCCTGCTCAAGCTCTGCTACAGTAGCTCGCTTGGCTTGATCCAAAAGTATCTCTTGGTTCTTACCAACCGTACCTTTTAACTTGTTGTTTTCTTCCACAAGCTGTTGTGCGATGCGCAAAGCTTCTTCTTTCTCTCTGAAAGCAGCTTCTTTTGCACGACGCTCATCGTGATAACCCTTGCTAAAGTGCTGCAAACGCTTACGCACTTTCTCAGAGTAATCCTCTAGCTCGTCGTCAGTTACCTCTTCTGGAGGGTCTGACGGTTTACGATTACGATCCTTTGGGGGCGTATCGTCTACGACCTCAATTTCAACGTCCTCTGCCTCGGCCTTTACCTTCTTGGCTGGAGCCTCTTCCTCTACGACAACTTCAGGTTTTTCAGACTCTCGCCCTTCAACCTCAAGCTTAAATTCTTCCTTATCTGGATCAGGAAAGTCAAACTCGACTTTTTGCATTCCCATTTCTTACTCCCTTTGCACACGTTAAACGTGGATTAAGTTGCGCGTGTTACGCCCTTTGGATCCGGAACAACCGCTTCAATTGAATCGTCGTTTAACAGACGAAGCTCTTGACCGTTGACCTTAAACCGAGTGCCTGAGTTTGGACGAAACATTACAAAATCGCCAACCTTGCACCACGGGCCTGTGGGGAAACGCTCTTTGTCACTATAAGCTTCTGCGCCCATATCAAGAACTACGCCCATCGTTGATAGGATTCGTTCTTCATGTAGAGTGCGGTCTGCCTTGACGAGGCCGGATTCATACTTTTCCTCAATCGCTGGAAGTGCAATCAGCACCCTGTATCCAACCGGCTTGGGGATCTGTTGTTCCATTTCGTCATCTGTTACTACGACTTGTTCAGTCATCTTCGTCTTCCATAAAGTTGCGCATAAGGTCATTTAACTCACGTTTTGCGACACCCAGACCTTGAATGAGTCCGCAAACATTCCTGTAATGAGCGTGGTCTTTACAACCACCATCAGACAGAAATTCAGTAGCAGAGCGTATATGCTCGTCAATCTTTTCATTAAGCACGTCAAAGACGGTCTTTGCCATCGTTAAACTCCGGGTTTAGTCCGAGCCTGTTCCGCCAATACGGTCTTCATTAATTCCATCTTGGCTTTGTTTTCGGACTGCGTTTGCTGCGAGGATACTCGCGTTTTTTCCTTCTCTGCTTCTACTGCTACTTTCACTTTTTCAAGTTCAAGCTTCTCTTGTGCAAGCGCAATATCGGCCTGATCTTTCTGAGCCTTGCGCTGAACATCCATTTGCTTAGTCTGCAACTCTGCCTGCTGAAGCTGGAAGAGTGGGTCTTGTTGCTGTTGCTGAGCCTGCTGTTGTGCAGCCTCTTGCTGGTGAATCTGCGTTAACTGTTTGCCAGCATCTGCCACCAAACGAGCCAACTGAACTTCAACTTCTTCTGGCAACTCCTCATCAGGAGCGGGAAGCGTGACACCCAAACGCTCTTCAATTTGCTTGCGATACTTGAATGCCAAGTGTTCTGCAATGTGTGCCTGCAAAGACGACATTAACTGCTGTGCCATAGGATTCTGACCAATAGTCTGGGCAATCATCGGGTCTTGCATGAAGGATTGGTGCGTTGCAATATGAGCGTCTTGGTCTTGATAGATAAAAGCCTTGACTGGCTTTCCGACAAGAATTGCCATGTTCTCCGATACGGGATCGCGTGGCTTCTGATCTTCTGTAGTCGGCACAAGCTTGTCGGCATTTTTAATCCCCAAGACGTCGATCATCTGACGGTGCAACTGTGGCAAGTCATAAATCTGTGGAGCTTGCTGTGCCATCTGCAACACGGCCTGATACTGAACAACACGCTGAGCCATTGTGCTGCTGTTAGGATCACTAACAGGGATGACGTCAACCATTTCATAGTCTTGGCGACGTGCGCGAGGGGTTGCGTTATCTGGCTCGTAGTCATACTCAGTCGGTGCGTAATCTGCAATGATTGCCTTGAGTAACTTGAACTCCTGCTTCATTGCATAGTGGACACGAGACTGAACTGCGGCCATGGGTTTGAGCGTTCTCTCCAGAAGCGCGAGTGTCGTACCCACGGGGGCATTGGCACTCATGTCGGAGATATTCATATCACTAATTGCACCCAGACGACGGCCTTCTGTCGTGATCTGGTTGAGCAATGCTAACAACACTTGTGACGGCTCTTTATAAGGCATCGTCATGATGTTGTCTTTGATGCTTCCGCTTGGTACGTCTACATCACGGAACTCACCCGGTGCAATCGGTGTATCGTCACCCTTTACCCGCAGACCGCGAGACTTAAGACCACCGGGAAGATTACTAAGAGTGCCAGCATCAACAAGCTGACGAATAATAGAAGTACCCGCACGAGCATATCCTCCGATGATATGGATCAGACCCATGCCGTAGAAGCCAAAGCCGGGGACGTATACATAATGTACAAAGTGTTGGCGCTTAAGTTTTAGTTCGTCATCTGGATTCCAGTTACGACGAATAGCAAGAACTGTCTGCGTATGGCGCTCAATCGTAATAACGTATGGCTTAGCCAAGTCATCATCTTCGTCAATTCCCGGCAAAACGTAATCAATGTGAATCTCGCACAATGAATAACGGTTGTCTTCGCTTAACGTGAAGCCACCTTCTTCGGCCTTGCGCTCTTCAATGTCGGTATGGAACGTAACTGGCTCACCAAGGTCAGCCTCAACGTAGAATCCATTGGCCTGTAATTTCTTAATTTCATTCTTGGTTTTGCGCATGATGTGTGTCACACGCTCGGCACTTTCAATATGTGATTCGCCGTAAGGAACGATTACATCCTCTGCCGGAATGTAAATGGCAGTCTGGCGTCCTAGGTTGGGATCAAAGTAGACTTTCTTAAATGCTGATCCGGCCAATCCCAAAGAGTACAAAGCCCGCTCATGCTCAGGACGGTACTCAATCATTCTGTCTGTTAACTGATAGTTCATATCAGTCTGTACACGGGCTGCGGCTTCTTCTTTCTCTCGTGTAATCTTGCCAAGAATCTGTGTCTTAACAGGGCCGGCCGCAGGGAATGTCTCGCTCATTGCCTCGGCTTGGAATCTAATGGCAGCCTCTGCCAGCACGGTAGAGTAAACGCCGCAAGCATCTTGCCAAGGTTCTGTGCGCTCTTCGTACTTAAAGCCCAGAACATCCAAGCCCTTAACGTAAGTATCAGCCCAGTCTTTACGGCTATTGACGTCAGATTCTACTAATGCCAAAAGGTCTGACGCCATTTCTTGCAAGTCACCTTCATCCATCTCTTCAACGAGATTGGCATTAAAGTCGTCGTCAAACTCTTTGCCGGGAATGATTGTGATCTCTACACTACCATCATCCAGAGTCACCATATCCGGATTGACAATCTCAATCTCTAACTCGGAATCTGGGGCATCTATCATTTCTTGATCCATGCCAATTGGTGCAGCGTACAGCGATTTTTCGACAGCCATGATAATCCTTAGTAATAAGCGCCGCGACGCCTGAATGGTCTTGGCTCATCTTGTTCGTCTGAGTCAAGCCGTATAAATCCACCTTTCCTAAAGCGCAAAAGGGCTTGAGAGCAACTATCGACAAAATCGTCATGAGGCGCATTCGGGAAGGCGGCTAATTCTTCAATTACTTCTTCTGCCCATCTTTTAGGCGGTGCCCATACCTTTCCGGATGCAAATAAATCAGATATGGCGTTTACGCGCACAATCTTATCATTACCCCTAGTCGGCGTAAACTCTTGAACAGGTATTCCCATTGCTCTTAATTCATAAATCAACGGCGCTCCAGCCGCCTTTGCTTCCACAATAAACGAATCCGGCTCCCATTCTTTGTAAAACCTTAAGGCCGTTTCCTTTAACTCCGGAAACTCCATGCGTTTCTTCATGGCATCCAGAAGAATAATATTGGCATCCTCTGGGTTTTCGTTATTGTAGAACACTCCCCACGTCGTTACAGCAGAATAGTCGGCGCGTTCGCTCTTAGAGAAGGCCGTATCCCACGACTGCAACAAAAAATCGCATGGAGGAGGGTCTTCTTTCTCCCAAATACGCCACCAGTCTCTCTTAATTAACGCGCCTTCCTCTGCCGTAGGGCTTTGTTGGTACTGAGCATTCCACTTTGATGGGGGAAGTTCGTCTCTAAGAGCCGCAAGTTCCTCGTAACTCCAAAACTCAGGCCATAAAGGATTGCCGGACGGGAGAATTGCTGGAAATTCAATTAATTCCCACTTTTCGCCGTCTCTTTCAAGGGCGCTTTGCATGATTCTGCCCGTAAGGTCTCTGGCCGACCATCGGGTCATGACGATGATTATGGTTCCGCCCGGCTGTAGGCGCTGTCTTGGGCCGGATGTGTACCATTCATACACAGAATCAAATACCTCAGGGTTACTAGAGGCCAATCTCGCCTCTTGCTCAGAGTGTGGATCGTCAATAATCAGTAGGTCTGCACCCTTACCCGTTACCGTACCGCCTACACCGATAGCAAAATACTCGCCGTTGTGATTCGTTGACCATCTACCAGCGGCTTTAGAGTCTTGACGTAGGCTTACATTGGGAAATACTTTTGAATACTGTTCAGATCCCACAAGGTTACGTACCTTACGTCCAAAGCCAACTGCCAAGTCTGCCGTATTGGAACACTGGATAATCTTTTTGCCGGGGAATTTGCCAAGGAACCATGACGGCAATAGGTACGAGGCAAACTCGGATTTTGTATGCCTCGGCCCCAAGTTAATAATTAGTCTTTTTGTCTTACCAGACACGATTTCTTCAAACTTCTTGGCCATTACCTTGTGGTGACGCCCGCTAATAAATCCCGGCCACATCTCTGAAACATAGGCCATAAAGTTATTTTGTGCTTTCTCGCGCTTAACAGAAGCCTCGTATTCAGCCAAAGTCGCTAATAACCCCTCTTGCTCGGCCGCAGGAAGTGTCTCTATCGCCTTAGTAATCTCTTCCAGATTCATATATTCCTAAACTTAATCCAAGAAGGCCGCACACTTCTATCCCTGTTAGGAATCCTCTTACAAGCCCCACACTCACATAACCTCTTAATCATCCGATGCACATTCGCCCGGCTCTTATCACCAGTCAATCTCATTATGTCATCTATAGACGGCCCAAACCCATACTTCATCCACCATTCCTCTATAACCATATAGATCTCTTTCTGTCTCTCAGTCATGATCTTACCTATACACTCATCTCTCTTCATCACTGTTCCAAAAAATATATACCCCCCCACCACTTTCATTCCTAACTCATAAGGGGGTACTTCCCTATACGAAAACTGTAACATTGTTATAGTTTCGCTAAAAAATACACCCCCACCCCTCTATTTATCTAAACTTTGTTTAGTTTCTCCACCGGGCGGATCCTCACTTTGGTCAGATTGGGATTGTTTGTGTGGAATGGATTTTTCTAGGGATGGTTCGTGTGGATCCGATTTTTGTGATGGTGATTCGTGTGGAATAGTATGTATATCTAGCCCAAGGTACTCATCAGACAAATCGGGGGGTGTACCCACGGTGGGGTCTGCATCGGCAATATCGTCAACGTTGGAGTCGATCTCCTCACTCTTGGCTGCATTGATCTCATCTAACAGGCTGTCAGCGTCATCATTGGGCGTTACGTCTGTGGCTTGCGTGTCGATGACATTCTTTAGCTGGGATAACAGACGCTCTCGTATCTCACTAGACTGGTGAACCACTAAGGTTTCCTTACGGTCTACGAATAAGCCTATTTCAGCCACAGAGCCTAGGAGCTTAAGACATTGGACACGCTGCGCAGGTGGAAAGTCAGGGTCTAGGACGTGTTGGGTTAGCTGAGATACAACAAGGGATCTTAATTGAGCAGGGGTTTGGTATTCCTTATAAGCTTCTGCCTGTCTGAAAGCTTGGACGGCTGTTGCTATTCTTTCGTCTGTAGATAGCCTGCTCGCATTACTCCCTACAGTCTTAGGTCTCCCCTTACTCTTGTACACTTTCCTGTAGGCGTCTGCTTGTGTTGTCTTACCTAGTGCTAGCTCTTTTGCAAATGCGATTTGCTTTGCTGTCAGGTTGACTTCAGATCCGCTAGCCCCTCTTAACAGGGACTCCATTGGTATCTGATCTAGTCCTTCCTTTATCTGTTCACGAGTTAACTTGATCTTTGCCATAGAGGGAAGCGGGCTTTTTCTGTTTAAAGGTTGACTCTTATTCACCGCTCAGACCTGAATCTGTTTCACGTGAAACAATCCACGACCTGCGGTATACGATGGCAATATACACGATCCGATAATAACTGTCCAAACATACAGCGCCCCTAGAATCAATTTAACAGCTCGCTGTGGCGTTTTTCCATCCGGTAATATCTAGGCATAGGGTAAAACAATCGCTTATTTTCTTATGTTTCACGTGAAACAATCCCAAGTTATCCTGAGCCTTTTGTTTTGCTTAACCCCTACTTCCAAACATCGAAACCCCTATGTGCGCACAAGCCTTAAAAATCATGTACAGTATCACTCATGCAATACATCAATACACATCAACAATGTACAGGAGCAAGCAGCATGAACGAGCCAACCAACCTCAGAGATATTGAATATACCCTTCAGAACCTGCGCAGCGTGGGAATATTCGGAGACAAGGAGCAAGCAGCACTTGCCGCCGCCTGTCACATAATCGCAGATCTGCGCCTCAACTTTCAGTATGACCCACGCAAGACAAGCATTTTTAATCTGTCCGACATGATCCGCAAGGAGTTTTCAGCATGAACGCCACCGTTGAAATTAAAACCCACTACGGGACACAATACATCTACCCAATATGCGAGACCGCCCAACACTTAGCAAAACTTACAGGCAAAAAAACATTCAGCCAGTCAGGTATTCAGACTATAAAAAACTTAGGTTATTCAATCAACGTACAACAGCCACAGGTGAAATTATGACACGCAAAGACTACGAACTAATCGCCGCAATCCTGAGGGCATACGCAAACCTCGACAAGATAAACGAAGCAGAAGGCAAGACAAACCACACAAGCGACCTTTTAAAATTTCGCCTTGAGTGCATCGTTGACAGCTTCGCAAACGTACTAGGAAGCGAGAACCCACGCTTCAACCGTGAAACCTTTATTAAGGCTTGCGGATTATGACCGACCACCACACACCACACCGACACGCATGGCTCAGGACTTTGCAGCCCCGTCCCATCGTAGAAGACACCACAGCCGCTCTATTAGGCGCACTTGCTTTCTTGTCAGCTTTATTTATAATCTAATGCAACACATGACCGGAGATAAAACCATGTCACACACAGCAGAAGCACTCCAACGGGCAACCACTAACAGCAGCTTTGCAAACTATCCCGCAATCATCGCAGGATTTACAGAGCGAGGCATACCGCCCGAACAAATCCGCCCCCGTGAAAATGTATTCACATTCAACGCATGGCGACAGTTAAGCAGGACAGTAAAGAAAGGGGAAAAGGGAGTGCAAATCACAACATGGATTCCCATAGAAAAGGACGGAGAAAAGTTTGTACGCCCACGCATTACTACAGTTTTTCACATTACCCAAACTCAGCCAACCGGAGAATAACCATGATTCAGACCATCACAATATCGGATTTTAGAGACGCTTTCCGCTCTTGCGGGCGCAACGATCAATTCAGTTATGAAGCATTAGAATTGATATTCGATTACATAGAGGAATATGAGCAGGACACGGGGGAGCAGGTGGAATTAGACGTTATATCTATTTGCTGCGAATGGGCAGAGGACAGCCCCGAAAATATCGCCGATCAATACGGCATCGAGGCAGAGGACGAGGACAGCTTAAAGCAGGAAGTAATCGACCATCTCGAATACCACACCCAGTATGCAGGAGAGACCGACTCAAGGACTCTTGTATACGTCCAATTCTAAGGGGCAGACCATGAAATCAAGCGAATTAACGGGCATAGCCCTTGACTGGGCTGTCGCAAAATGCGAAGGGCTACCACTCAAGTTAGACCCAATGGGATTTTTTAAGCACGACCCAAAAGCGCCACAATCAGGTTATTGGATATGGGACGGAGAGGGGCAATCCCAGATCATAGGACACCGAAAGACACGCCACAATGACGAAGAAGGATATTCGCCCTCAAAAAACTGGGCGCAAGGTGGAGCGATTATCGAGAGAGAGTATATCGGGCTATGGTCTGAAGGGTATGACTGGGAAGCAAAAATACAAACAGGGTCGGGAGAGTGGTTAACAGAATGGCACGAAACCCCGCTTATAGCCGCTATGCGTGCTTATGTGGCAAGCAAGCTAGGCGATGAAATAGATGTTCCAGATTCACTTAAAACCCAACCCGCCGGAGAATAACGCCATGACCGCAAACCAACAAGCACTAGAGGCACTCATCGAACTTTCGAACCTGTTCGACAATTACCCGCAGCTTTACGAAATGATAGGCACTTACCAAGTAATGAACGCCGCCATTGATCGACTGATAAAGGAGCAGCAATCATGCTAACCCAACTTGCCGCCGCAATACTCGCAACCCTTCCCGCCCCATCGGGGCACTTATACGCAGCGCTCGCAACGCATGGATGCACCCCCGACCAATACTCCCAGATCATCAGCGCATTGTCCGAGACCGGCTTAGTGAAGGTTGACGGGCAGATCATCAGAATGACAGAGGAGGGGAGAGGCTATCTACTACTGGCATCAGGAGGCTAATTTTTTAGGATTTCCCTAGACGCAAAAAAGGACGGGACTACAACATGATTCGATCTAACTCATGGATTATCGTTAATCGCCAGACCGGAGAGACAGTACTAGAAACCTTCAGCGAAAAAGTAACGGCAGCCATCAACACAAAAAAGTACCAAGTAATGACAGCATACGACTACCTATGCAACCTAAACGCAAACATTAAAGAGGCTACAAAATGAACATCACACCAGATCAACTAGGCAAGATCAGAGAGGCTATGCACCTTGCAGGATACTTTGCGGAGAACCCTAGCAGGGAGCAAACAGCTAAAGACAAAGCCATCGTAAAAGCAGCGTGGGAGACGCTAGTGGAGGTGGAGCATGGATACAAGCCATTAACCGATGAGCAGAAGGCTTTTATGGCATCGTTCAAAGACACGCATGGACAGTACGATATATCAGACAAAGCCATCATTGCTTTCCTGCATGGAGATACCACGCATTTCACTAGCTGCTTCGATGGATACACTCAACTCGCAGATGCCCGCAACCTATGGTGGGATGCAATTAACTTCGCAAAAGGGGCTACAAAATGAAAACGTACAAAATCAGAGTAGCAATGACAACCTACCTTGAAACAGAAATCGAAGTCGAAGACGAAGATCAGGCATGGGAAGCCGCCTTAAACATGGACGGAGGTGATTTTAGAGAAATACCAAATAGCGGAGACTCGTATGTTACAGACTGTTTTGAAATCAACGAGGTGGCAGCATGAGAACAATTGAAATCGTATGGTCAACAGAAGACGTGCAAGAAGTTCGCCCAGACTTGGATGATGACCAAGCCTATAACGTATTGCTTTTGGCAGAGCGCAAGCATGACGCCAATATCGGAATCTCTTGGCAAACACTAGAGATATGGGCGGATTATTTATATCCGGAAACATACGAAGATGAAGAGGGCGAAAAATAATCGAAACTATAACAATGTTACAGTTTCGTTGTGATAATATAACAGATGAGTACTCAAATATTATGTCTTTGGAGAAACGACATGAAGAATTATGCGGTCACGCTACTTGCGACAGCACGCAAGACGATAGGCGTTCGTGCGCCTGATATGGATGCAGCACTCGACCTAGCACTAGATGAGATTGACACCACAGACTTTGATCTAGGTGATTGGGAAATCCTGACCCTCGAAGTTGATGAAGCAGAGGAACACCATGAAGAAGAAGATTGAACGGCTAGTCTCTAGTAAGCAGCTAAAAATGTTTACTCTGGAGCAAGCGGCTATGCGCCCGCACTCGCTCGACATACTCGCCAAACCAAGCCGCATGGCGAACACCCTCTACTACCCCAATGGCACAGTCAAAAAGGATAAATAACATGGAATGCAAAGTACGAATTGGCATCAGCTACGAACCCAAATGGTTTGAGCGTAGACAGACTAACGGATGGTATAGCGGCAAGAATCCGCCGCTCGATAGTGACGGGATGTGGCTACAGAGTGCGCTCATAGGTACACGTTCCAGTAGAAGGCTAAAAAAGTGGTCGATTGTTGGAGTGACTTGGGTAATAGGTGTTGCCGCATACCTATCTTTTTTTCTATGAACGGGGATTGACATGAAGATACTTATTGGAGCGTTACCTATTGCCGCAAGTGTTACGGCACAGGCACAAACATGGCAAGCAGAGAACACAGGAGGCGGCAGGATTGTATTAACGAGCCGTGACTGTCCTGACTATCCTAACAAGGGGCTGCGCTCAGGATACGCCTATACGCAAGGCGGCAAGACGTTTTCATTCTGTTGGGTGTTTGCTGATGGCGTAGTCAAGGCACTCTATAAAGATGGATCGCAGTACACATACAACCCAAACGACTTTACACAAGTTAAATGAGGGGTGTGAAATGGGGATCGACAGACTGCTAGCAATACTAGACGAGGGTGCATTCATCACGCACGAAGAGATGGCGGATCTTGCCAAGGAAGTACGAGCAATAAAGCAAGACGCTGAACGCTATCGCTGGCTAAACAAGTACACCTCGCACCTGTTCATGTGTACCGAGAAAGGGTTAGACGAGCAGATGGATCGTGCTATGGGGAAAACACATGGAAACAAAATTTTGTAAAAGATGTGGAGAAACAAAGTTAGTCAGTGCGTTTGGATTCAAAAAATACAAACGTAAAAACGGAGAGATTGGGGCGTATCCAAGAGTACATTGCAGTCCTTGCAGACATGCTATAGAAAAAGAAAATCTCACTGATGAGCAGCGCAAAAAGCGCAATGAAAAGGCGGCCATTATGAGATTGGAGCGCCTCAGTCGAATGACCGATGAAGAACTCATAACATTAAAGGCAAAGCAAAAAACAGTGGCTGATAAATGGAGGAAAGAAAACCCAGAAAAAGTAAAGGCTCTGAAAAAAAGGTATAGAGAAAAAAATAGCGAGCATGTTAAGGCAAAGAAATCTCGTGATGCAAAAACCGCTCACGGCAAAGAGCTAGATAGGAAAAGGCACAAAAGGTATCACGAAAAACATG